CCCTCGTCCGTGGCGGAGGACCGCTACATGGATGGCTCACTTCGGTGTATGGATTCTTTGGCACTGCCATGCAACGTAGAATTGAAATCGCTCATGAATTGAATGACGCTTACCATCTGGTTAGCGACGGCGAAATCAAATCCGCAGCAAGCAAGGTCCCAGGGATCACCGCTGACATCTTCACCTACGTCATCTGGCCGACGATCGTCGAGGAATGGGTGACCGGCCTTACCACTGACGACCGTCGCGGGTGGGGGACTCATCTCGCCGCCGGGGCCTTCATGGGCCTATCGTCCTCCGTCCTCTACCTCCGCGATCTCATGCACGCGTTCGTCACAGGCCAAGACCCATCCGTCGGCTTGCTCTCCACCCCGCTCCACGATGCCAACAACGTCCTACGCCAGTTCAAGAAAGGTCGAGAAGCTCTTGATCGCAAGAACGCTGGTAAGACGATCGGTGATACCCTTACCGTCTTTGGTGAGATGACTGGTATGGCCCCGAAGACGATCGATAACGCGATCCGGTTCGGTATCGATCTCGTTAATAAGCAGGCTCATCCGAAGTCTCTCACAGACTACCGCATGGGCCTAACCCGTGGCACTGAAAAGAAACGAGTGGAGAAATAGCCATGCCTGATATCATGCAATACATCTGGCCACTGACCACGCTAGTGATCTTCGGCGGTATGCTAGCTCTCTGCTGGAAGGCGTTGAACATCGCACATGATCTTGCGCAGATTGTGCTTAAGTCAGGGTTGGCGCAGCCGGGACAGGTGCCGCAGGTCTTGCCGATACCAAAGTCGGTACCAGTTGTACCCTCGCCTCCTATAGTCCCGGCTCCCACCCCGCCCACTCCCGAAGTCCCCGACGAAGCCGTAGACGTAGGCCTAGTGAACTTCATCAAGAAACAAGAAGGCTACTCCGCAAAGGCCTACTGGGACTTTAAGCAATACACCATCGGCTACGGTACCAAGGCCAACTCAGCAACCGAAGTTATCGACGAGGCCGAAGCCGAGCGTCGACTCCGCGCTGAGATCGTTGTGGCTGATAAGCTGGTTACCAATTTTGCCCCCGGCCTTCCAAAGGGCATCCACCAAGCCCTACTCGATCTAACCTACAACGCCGGGTCCGGCTGGGAACACCAATCCCTCGGCGCTGCGGTCAAGGCCGCGAAATGGGACACCGTCAAAGCAGACATCCTCCAGTACAACCACGCTGGGGGACAGGTAAACGCCGCTCTAACCAAACGGCGCGAGGCTGAAGTATCGTGGTTCGACAACCCTTTATAAAGGAGAGTGATATGACTGATACACCACAAGGCGTTGCTTCTACCATAACTACGTCTGGGACTTCTGGTATCCAGACCGCCGCTGCGACTGCTGAGAAGGTCGTGGAGGCTATCGCAAAGGTCGAAGGCCCGATCCTTACCGGCGTTTCGATTTTCGTCCCCGGCGCTGCGGCGATCACGGTCCCGCTGGAGACCATCTTACCATTGATCATTCCCGATATTGAAAAGGCCCTTAACGATGTTGCTGCGGGCACCTACGGCGATCTCTGGGAAGTCTGCAAACAGTTCGTCGACCATATCAAAGTCGGAGCCCCGAACTCACCGATCCTATCGCAGGTCAAGGCAGTGATAGCAGCCGGTAGCCCCAAGCCCGACATGCCACCAGCGCCTTCAGCTTAACCCGAACGCAGCGGTGCGGAAATGGCTGATAGTTCATTAGACCTTATCCTCAAAGTCGGGGAGATTGTTACTATCATCGGCAGCGTCGGTGTTGGGTTATTCACTATCGGCCGTTCCACTTCAAGGATGGAAACGTTGATCACAACCCAGGCCGATGATATCCTCGGTGTTAAGGCTGAGTTGAAGAAGCTAACGGATGTTATCACCGTGCAAGCTGTGCAGACGACCCGGATCGACAACCTGTCCTCGCTCCTAACCTCAGTCGAGAAACGAGTCGAGGACCTTCGTCGCGGGAATGGCTACATCACTGGTCGCAAGAGCATGGATGGAGAGTATCCGTGACCTCGCGGACCGAACCAAAAACCGTCATCGACCCAACCAAGAATGTTCTTGATCTAGTCGCGGCAGGTAGGATAGCGGATGCTAAGTTACGCGAAGCAGATGTCCGATTTAACGACAGTATGGCTAAGGCCGAGAAGGAACGGTTAGATCAACTAGCTGCGCAGAAGTTGATGTTCGATCTGGAACTCGCGAAGGTGCTTCGGGCTAACCAAGATGCCGCATCGACCCTTCTCGCGACTCAGCTTAAGGAAGTTAAGAACGATCTCTCCGATCGCGTCTCGAAGCTGGAACAGTTCCGTTGGGAGACTGGGGGTAAGTCGCAGGGAGTCAGTTTGATCGGGGCAATAATCACCGGCATCATCTTAGCTGTCACTGCGGCAATTGGTGCTGCGTCTTTTGTTCTTGCTGTGCTTCATCGTGGGGTATAACTAAGGAGAACTAAAATGCAGAATATCGGATTAATCCTACTCGTCTTCGCTTTCGTCATCGCCTGCATCTCAGTCCGTGTCGGCTCCGTCGGTGGCTGGTCATTGCTTCCGCTAGCGATAGCGTTCTGGATCGCTTCAGAGCTAATCGGAGGCCTCGGTCGCGTTGCGGGGATGCACTAATGTTTCCTCAGGACAACTCTGGCTGGATAATTCTCCTGCTCGCCGCGCTTGTTATCTTGTTCATGTTCGCGGTTATTCAGTTCTACTGAAGCAGGTTCCCATCCTGATCAATATCCGGGACTGTGGCTTTATACATCCGCAGTCCCGTTTTCGGATCGAGATTCGTCGCCCGCAGCATCCCTGCCTTTTCCATGATCCCGATGACCCGTTCGATCGAATGCATTGGGATATGTTCCTTGGCGAAGTTGATTATCTTCCGCTCCGCTACTGGGCCTCGGGCTCCGATGGTAAGCACGTAATGGTATATCTCATCCATTGCTCGGGCGTCTGCATTACCAGCACCCGCTTTGAAGATATCTGGCATGGTTGATTCTGCTTCAATAAGCCAACCAAGTGCTCGGTTGAAGTCGTCTTTGGTAAGGAGTAGCACGTCACTACGATCGATTGCAGAGACCATTGAGAGTTTGTACAGATGAACTCGTCGTCTTGTGGCATAGTGTATAAGCTTTGGGTGTGATACTTGCGGGGGCTCTCCGAGAGTTCGCCAGTTGTTGACAGCGGTTCGGTAGTCTGGTGTAACCTCAAACTTACCAACAAGGCCAGCGATAGCATTGAGATCATGTACAAGCTCGGGACTAGGGCCAGCCGCAGTCTTGATTTCAAAGTCATCGCCGATACTCCGTTCGTCTGAGAAGATCATAATCACCCGCGAGGTGAAGCCTTGTTCCCATGCGGTCTCTGGCATGTATTTCATTAGGTTGGAAGGAGTAGTGCCACATATGAGGTTGAGTTGCGGGGATTTGATTTTGATATTAAGGTCATTTCCACGTCGCGTTTGGCCATAGGGTTGAGGATCATAGAAGTCCGACATAACGCCAATAGCTTCATCATCGTATTTATGCATGAATGCTGAGAGTTCATCAGCGGTAATATAGATGGTATTGTATTCAAGTTGATCCAGGTCTTTTCCATTTGTAATCACCACGTTTCGTTTCGATTTTGCCACCGCATCGATCATCGAACTCGCACTCATACTCGTTGGCGCATTCCTCGGGTCCGGCGTCTCCAGATAATACTTCTTCGCGGCTCGGATACTCCGCGTCTTCCCCACCCCCGGATGGCCGACTAAGAAGCAGTAGATGTTAGGATGCAATCTCTCATTCCCCGAGATCACATACACCCGCTGCTCGACCGCCGCAGCGATCGTCGATATCGCGGCCCATTTCCGAAACAACTCCGGCGACTCAAGCGCGGCCGTTGCCTCGACGAAGGATTCGATCCAAGAGCGACACTTGCGGCTGGCGTCGCCGTTGGTCTTGGCCGGCGTAGTCTTTAAGTCCGTCTGGATTAGCTTCACTGACATCGCCCTTGTTCCACCCCACTTTACAGTCGTAAGGAATCCGCAACACGCGACCATGCTGTAACGGGATTTCTTCGACGAGGTCTTCTTGTAGCGCTGGGATTATTTCATCTTCGAGTTCCTCGGGGTACATGAAGGTAAGCGCGTCGTGGTCTTGCATCATTAGGATCGCGGTGCGCTTGCGCCAGATGCGGAGCATGGCTCTATTCACGATATCCGCAAGACTTCCTTGAGGATCGTATGCAATTGCTTCACGAAGCGTACTCGGGTCGTTTCGTCTACCGAAGAACCAGCGCTTGCGTCCACTAAGCGAAATAAGATATCCTTCTGTGCGAAGTCGTCGATCAACTGATCCGTGCCAAAGGAGGTGAGCAGGAAATGCTTGAAAGTACTTTGGCTGGAAGTCTCTGACAACGGTTTCTGGAAGCTTGGCTTGTCCTGCGAGGGTCTTTGGTTGTCCACCATAATTCGAACCGTGTCCGAGCTTCTTACACATGAAACGATAACTGTAGTGTCGGTAATACGGACGTTCGGCGATATGCTTATCTCGATTGAGGTCACCGGTCCATCCAAGTTTCGACCAGCAGATTCTAGCAACAGCTGTATGCACATCTCCAGATTCGACGGCATCTAAGTATCTCCCATCTTTGAATAGATTCCACTCGATCGCTCCAACGCAGTAGCTCTCTCCGGACTTAGCGTCGAACTTTGCGAACTTATATCCTGGGTCCGCAACGAAGATAGATCGAAGTAGCTCTTCAACGTTCTGAAGGTTTCCTCCAGTACCGAATTCGGAGAAGGAGGACGAGAATCTTCCCGTGTTAGTGCCTGCAATATTATACGAAGTTCGCATTCTTCCATCGGGATCGATTCCTGTTTTGAGTACGGAGATTTTCTTAGCAAGGTCCCGCATGGCCATCAGATGCGCTACGATTGGCTTTGCGATAAGATAGACTTCCATCTTCTCTAGCGCGGTGCGGTCTACAGTGGGTCGGCCCTTGGATCGGATCACGGGGATTTGCAGGTGTTGGTAGAAGAGCTTATGGAGATCGGGGTTGGAGCGCCAGCTGAACGTCGGCATCCCGACACCGTCGAGGACGATCTGTTCTAGCTGC